AACTATTGGCTTCTGCCAATGTCACATAGCTATTGGAGCTTTCTCCTTTCAAAGTGGCGTGAATAGTTGCTGCCACGCTTATCTCTCAAACATTGCTTTTATTGTAGCGTCATAAAAAACCCCCACCAAATAAATGATGAGGGTTTTTCATTTTGGCTATCAATCCACTGTCACTAAAGTGTTCGGCACCCTCTGGACGTTTAACCAGACAAGTCAGTTATCAAAATAACTGCTGGAGTTAACGCACTCCAACGCGGCTACTACTTTAGGCAATAGTCCTTCCGACTCAACTATACATTAGATAGTAGAAGTATCAAGTGGTGTGTTAACAGTGATCTGAACAGCAGGGATCAAATCGATGTCATAGGTAGCACTCCAGTTACCAGCAGTCGCTAGATCGCTGTTATT